GAATTCTTGCGGCAATGCCCGCAGGATACGTCGTAGGCGTAATTGAAAAGCCAACGGTGTTGGAAGTAGGACAGTCTCCAATGCTTGTCGCTGACATAAACGTTTCGACTTATTACACTCAAACAACATAGGGGACAAAATGCCAACGACAATCATAACTGGTCGCGATTTAGTCGTGACCATTGCAACCGTTAACTATGACGCACAGGCGACCAGCGCAGTACTTGCGAACAGCCCAACCGTCGAGACATACCAAACACTTGACGGCAAGGCTTACAAGCACATTGACGATCAGTGGACTTTCGACATTTCAATGCTTGCTGACTGGGGCGTAGCCTCATCACTTTGCGAGGCTTTGTGGACAGCATGCGAGACAGCACCAAACACAACATTGGCAGTGTCATTGACAGCTGCTACTGGTGCGGTTTTTGCATTTAACGTCATGCCAGTATTTCCAAGCGTCGGCGGTGCAGCACCAGATGCACAGACCGTTGACCTATCATTTGTTGTGGTGGGAACACCAAGCGAAACCTTCTAATCACTAACAATCGGGAGACAAAATGAAACTACCAATCACAATTGAATACATAAACGGCGATCAGATTACTTACACAGCTGCACCGCCTGAGTGGGTCAAATGGGAAAAGCACACAGGTCACACAATTGCACAGGCACAGGAAAAGATCGGTATTTCCGATTTAGTATTTCTTGCCTATCACGCCATGAAGCGTGAAGCAGCTGGGAAGCCTGTTAAGCCGATCGACATTTGGACAGAAGGTATTGCTGAGGTAATCGTAGGTGAGGCAAACCCAAAAGCTACGCCGTCGGAAGCCTTAGCAGAATAGTTTGGGAGGTAGCTCTGGCAACAGGGCTACACCCAGATGTTTTTGAGACAGCCGAGGACATACTCACCGTTTTAGAGATTTTGGAAAGGCGCGCAAATGGCTAAGGACGCAATTGCTTATGACAAGGCTGAGCTGCGCGCAATTCTTAAATCTTTTAAGGCAATGGACGCTGAGGCAACCGACCAAGCAAAAGAGGTTTCCTCTGAGCTTGCAGAATTTGTTAAGCAAAAGGTAAGTGCAACAGCAGGTCAACGCAACAACCGCGCATCAAAGATAATTGCCGACGGCGCAACCGTTAAGAAGTCATCAAAAATTGGTGAGATCAGCTACGGCTTTGCGCGTCAAAGATTGAGCGGTGGCGGTACAACCCAGCAGCTTTGGGGCGGTTACGAGTTCGGCTCAAATAAATACAAGCAGTTCCCAGTCTGGTCAGGTCGTGAAGGTAAGGGCACACGCGGTTGGTTTATTTATCCAACTCTGCGATCAGTGCAACCTGACATTGTAAAAAAGTGGGAACAAGGTTTGTCTAAGATTATTAAGAAGTACACATAATGGCAGAAAAAAGCCGTACCTTAAAACTCTCCATACTTGGAGATGTCAGCGACCTTAACAAATCACTAAAAACCGCAGGTGGTGACGTTGATAGTTTTGGCACAAAGATTGGCAAGGCTGGTGCAAAGATCGGCAAGGCGTTTGCCGCAGCTGCCGCCGCTGCTGGTGCTGCCGCCATTGCAATTGGTATTGAAGGCGTCAAGGCTGCAATAGCCGACGAAAAGGCACAAACACAATTAGCACTGGCATTGGAAAATGCGACAGGTGCAACGCAAGCACAAATCAAGGCAACCGAGCAATCAATTTTGCAAATGTCATTGGCAACAGGTGTGGCAGATGATGACCTGCGCCCAGCACTTTCACGCTTAGTTAGATCAACAGGTGACACAGAAAAGGCACAGCAATTACTGGCGCAAGCCTTAGACATTAGTACGGCGACGGGAAAACCGCTGGAAGCGGTGGCAAATGCGTTAGGTCGTGCATACGACGGAAACACAACAGCTCTTGGCAAACTAGGCATTGGCTTATCTGCTGCCGAATTAAAAACAATGAGTTTTGAGCAAGTACAAAGCAAGCTGAGCGATCTATTTGGTGGCGCGGCAGCTGCAAACGCAAACACTTACGCTGGACAGATTGCACGTGTGCAGGTGGCATTTGATGAAGCAAAAGAAACCGTTGGTACTGCCTTGTTGCCTATTCTTGGCAAATTACTCGATTTCATTAACCAAGCCGCATTGCCAGCAATCAACGCATTTAGCAACGCCTTCAGCCTGACAAAAGGCGACGGGTTTGGCAAGGTAATCAGTGACGTTGCAAAGGTAATTAAAGACATTGCAACACCAATCTTTCAGGCAATGCAAACTCAGTTTGGCAAAATCAAAGATGTTATTGCCGAAAACAAAGAAAACCTGCAATCATTTTTTGACGTTGTTAAGTATGTTGCACCGATCATTGGCAAGGTACTAGGGGCAGCCGTTAGCGTTATTGGCGACGTTGCTACCGTTGTCCTGACAATCATTGGCAAGGTATTGGGTGCAATCAAACCATTATTAAACACTGCCATTGACGGCATCAACCTAATCATTAAAGGTTACAACGCAATACAATTTGGCAAAGATGTTGCCTCAATTCCAAAAATAGGTGCTACGTCGGCAAGCTCATCAGGGTCGGCGGGTTTTAGCGGCACAATGCCAGGGGGGCAAAGTTTTAGCACATCAAGCGGTTTAACAGCTGCGTCAAGTGGCGGCGTGGCAAGTGCTGCAAAGGTTGCTGCCTCAACCAGCGTGGCTGCATCAAAGGTGGTTACATCAAATTCTGCTGGAACACGATCTACAGGAACAACATCAACGGGCACAACAATCAATCTAAACGTCAGCGGCGCGATTGACAAAGAGGGCACCGCACGCACAATCGTTGAAACATTAAACAATTCGTTTTATCGCGGTACAGGCGGCGCAACAGCCTTTGCAACAGCATGACGCAGTGGACACCAGTTTGGCTGGTAGAGATCGACGGTGTTGCTTACACAGACGCAATATTGGCAAATCTTACGATTAGATCGGGTCGCACAAACATTTACGAACAGGCGCAGGCTGGTTACGTCAATTTGCAGCTGTTGGACGTCAATCAAGCCACAATACCTGTCAGCATCAACAGCAGCATTTCAGTGCAGGTGCAGGACACCTCAGCTGCATACGTGCCGATCTTTGGTGGCACAGTCGTTGACATTGGTCTTGAGGTGCGCGACGTAGGCAGCACAATGTTTACCCAGACTTACAGCATCACAGCACTTGGCGCGTTGTCTCGTTTGCCAAAAGCGTTAACAAATGGTGTGCTATCTAAGGACTTTGACGGCAATCAGATTTACACGATTTTGTCTGAATTATTGCTTGACACGTGGGCAGAAGTGCCAGCGGCTGAAACGTGGGCAGACTATGACCCAACAACGACATGGGCGACAGCAGAAAACGTTGGACTTGGTGAGATCGATCGACCAGGTGATTATGAGTTAGCGGTGCGAACTAGCCAGCGCACAGATGTTTACAGCCTTGTTTCAGCATTGGCAACTTCAGGTCTTGGCTACATTTACGAGGACGCGTTTGGTCGTATTTCATACGCTGATGCGACACACCGCAGCCAGTACGTGTCAAACAATGGCTATGTTGAACTTACAGCCAATCAAGCACGTGCAGCTGGTTTGCGCGTTGAAACTAGAGCAGGCGACGTGCGAAACAATGTCACAATTAAATACGGCGCAACCAGCAGTGCAGAGCAAAACGCAAGCGACGCAGATTCAATTTTGGAATACGGAACGCTTTCCCAGATCATTACGACAACCTTGCATGACGCAGCTGATGCGACCCAGCAAGCAAATTTTTATTTGACACTAAGAAAAGACCCGCAAGCAAATTTCAGTGAGATTACCTTTGACTTGACAAATCCTGAACTGGACAACAGCGATCGAGACAACCTTATTGGCGTATTTATGGGTGAGGCAGTGGCAATAAACGACCTACCCGCCAACATGGGGACAACCTTCCGAGGCTTTGTCGAGGGCTGGAGTTTTCAAGCTGGTTACAACACCCTTTCGATTTCATTGACAATTTCACCATTGGCTTATTCATTGCAAGTCTTGCAATGGAACGAAGTATCTAATTCATTTAACTGGTCAGGCGTGTCGCCGACATTAGACTGGGAAAATGCCACAATTGTGGCGTAAAGGGGACAAACAATGACAAATCCAACATCAAACTACGCTTGGCAAATGCCAACGCCCACCGACTTGGTCACTGACCTTCCCGCAGATTTTGAAGTGTTTGGACAAGCCGTCGACAACTCTTTGTGGTCTAGCGGCTATGGTCAAGCAGGTAAGAATAAGATAATCAACGGAAACTTCTCTATCAATCAAAGATCTTTTAGCACTACGAGCACAGACGGTGCTTATGGCTTTGATCGCTTTTACTGGTCAGGTATTGATGGCACTAATTCTTATTCTGCTCAAACCTTTACTCCTGGTGCTGCTCCCGTTGCTGGTTATGAAGCAATTAACTTTGCAAGATTGGTAAGCAGCGGACAAACACTTTCAAGCGCACAAACAACTCTAAGACAAAAGATTGAGGATGTAAGAACATTCGCAGGTCAGACTGTCACAGTTTCGTTTTGGGCTAAGGCTGCAACAGGTACACCATCAATCGCTGTTGAACTAACACAAAACTTTGGCAGCGGTGGAAGCAGCGCGGTCACAGGTAACATTTCAACCAAGCAAGCAATTACAACATCTTGGGCTCGTTACAGTTACACAGGAACTATGCCTAGCGTTTCAGGCAAAACAATTGGTACTAGCAGTTTTATCGATGCAACCATTTGGGTTTCGGCAGGAACAAACTTTAACGCCCGTACTGCTTCACTTGGCATTCAATCAAATACATTTGACATCTGGGGTGTGCAGGTTGAGTACGGCTCAAAGGCAACACCATTTCAGACTGCAAGCGGTGGAAGCCCACAGGCTGAGTTGGCTATGTGCCAGAGGTATTATGTACGCACAACATCAAGTGGAAATTTAGGTCGTTTTGCTATAGGTATGGCAGATTCCACAACAACCACAACCTTAATTTACAACGCGCCTGTTTCTATGAGAATTGTGCCAACTTCTGTTGATTATTCATCTTTACAGATTCACGAACCCGGAAACAATGTGTTTAATTTTACTACATTAACTGTAAGCAGCATAAGCAATACTACGCAATTTTCTCTTTTAACAACTGGATCGACTTCACTTACACTTTACAGAACAGATTTCCTAATTGGGACATCTTCATCAGCCTATCTAGGCTTTAATGCGGAGTTATAAAAATGGACAATGTAACTTTTATTACGATTGATGATGTAGAATACGCAATCATTGACCACGGCAACGAAGAATTTACTTCGATGACTAAGGCACATTATGACTCTATTCAAGCGGAACAATCCACACCAATTGTGACGGCTGATGAGTAACTATCCTGACGGCACAAATGCCCGACTGATCGAAGTCGCAGCGGCTGAAGTCGGCACAATTGAAGAAGGCGACAACCTGACAAAGTACGGCAAATTTACAAAAGCCGACGGTTTGCCGTGGTGCGGTTCATTTGTTAATTGGTGTGCAGCGCAGGCAGGTGTCAAGATTCATTCAGTCGTGGGAACTGCCGTTGGCGCGCACAAATTCAAAGAGATTCAACGCTGGTCAAATATGCCGCAATTGGGTTATTTGGCATTTATGGATTTCCCGCACGACGGTGTTGATCGCATTTCACATATTGGAATTGTGGTCGGGCTTATCGATTTGAAGACATGCTTGACGATCGAAGGCAACACCAGCGGGACAGGCGACCAGCGCAACGGCGGAATGGTTATGGTCAAGGTTCGGTCATACGGTGAAGGCAAGGAAATCGTAGGTTTTGGTATTCCAAAGTTTGTGCCCTATAAGGGAGAATTTCCAGCAATTGAAATGCCAAAGTCGGCAGCGAAGCCAACAAAGGAGAAAAAATGGAACAAGCAAAAGCCCTAGCAGCCTCATGGGCGCGATCATTTATGGCAGCAGCACTTGCCTTATACATGGCAGGTGTTACTGACCCAAAGACATTAGCAATGGCAGGCGTTGCAGCTGTTGCACCAGTCATTTTGCGCTGGTTAAATCCACAAGACAAAAGTTTTGGCAACTTGGGGAAGTAGCCAGAAACTCACGGCGGCAGGGTTGGTTTGGGCACTTGCACTAATCCTGACCGCTTGTGGGTATGACGGCTGGGTACGCTATGAGTGCCAAGAATACGCAAACTGGTCAAAACCAGAGTG